GATACAGACACTGTAGCAGAAGGCACAACTAACCTATACTACACAGATGCACGTGCTACTGCAGCTGCTGAGGCTGCTATTAGTGTTACCGACTCTGGTGGTGACGGTAGTTTAAGTTACTCTGCTGGTGTTATTACGTACACTGGTCCTAGTGATACTGAGACACGTGCTCACTTTAGTGGTGGTACAGGCGTAAGCATCACAGACGGTGTAGTAGCTATCGGTCAGGCTGTAAGTACTACATCTAATGTTACATTTAACGACGCTATAGTTAATGGCAATCTTACCGTAAACGGTACTACTACAACAGTAAACACTGAGACACTCAACCTTGCAGATAACCAGATTGTTCTCAACTCTAATGAGACAGGCACACCTACACAGAATGGTGGTATTGAGATTGAGCGTGGCACAGATACAAACAAAACACTTGTGTGGAACGAAGCAGACGATAAGTGGACTGTAGGTAGCGAGACTTTTGTAGCAGGTACGTTTGAGGGTGCCTTAACAGGCAATGCTGATACGGCAACTACGGCAACTACAGCAGGTACAGTAACTACAGCAGCGCAGCCAAATATCACATCTTTAGGTACACTTTCTTCGCTTACTGTAGGCGAACTGGTACTTAATAATTCAGAGATATACGCAGACGCAGAACTTTTGCTAAATACTAATACTCAAGATATTATTTTAGACACTGGTCAGCTGATTGATTTATCCTACCGAGGCACCAAACGAGGATCCATCAATCTCTATAATGCAAACACTATAGGCTTTGTAGCTGGTACAACTGCAGAAATGTATGTAAGGGAGTCAGGTGTTAATATTGCTAACGGTTTGTGCGTGGGTAATAGCGTAATTACACCTACAGACAACGACATTTGGGCTGAAGCAGATATTACTGCTGGGAATGATCTTACAGCAGGTAATGACATTATCATGACTGCAGGTGGAGATGACTGGAAGTTTGAGATAGACGGAACTAATAATAGCCTTGTCATCTCTTATGGCGGTGTTAACAAGTTTGAGATAGACACAAGCGGCAACCTAGAAGCAACTACTCAGACAGAAGCTACTTGGGAGCTTGGTACGGGGACTACTGAGAGCCTCGTATCACCAGCTAAGGTTAAGGCTGCTGTAGATAGCTTAGTGCCAGATACACTTGGCGTAAACCAATCCTACGCAAGTACAACTTTGACTACAAATACTTGGTATCAAAACACTACAGGTCGTGCCATTGCAATTTATTATCAGTTAAATGTTGGCGGTGGGGCGGCTTATGTCAGCACAACCGCTAGTGGCGGCTTTATTGTTGGTGGGCCAGACGGTGATAGCGGTACATGGGATAATGGTTATTTTATTGTCCCTAATACACACTATTATAGAACAACTGGCAGTGCCAATAACTACGCCACAATGTTGTCATAGGAGTTAAAATGTCTAAACACTTTATAAATCTTAATGGGGATTATTGGGAAACCTTATCAGACCCTTCGGATGAGATTATTGCTACATACCCAGTAGGAACCATTGAAGTAACGAAACGTCCATCTCACTTGCACACTTACGAAGGTGGAGCTTGGGTGGCACCCTCTGATGCGGTGTATGATGAATGGAAAGCTACAGAGGTTCGTGCAGAGCGTGACTTCCTACTTGCATCTAAGGTAGATATGCTTGTATCTAACCCTCTGCGCTGGGCCTCTATGTCTGCAGAAACACAGGCATCTTGGGCTACGTATCGTCAGGCTCTGTTAGATATACCACAACAAGCTGGCTTCCCACGTACTGTATCTTGGCCTGTCGCACCTTCAGCATAAGGCAATTTATAATGACATCTATATCCTTGACACCAGACGAGCTAGAAGCTATGCTAGACAGGGCTGCAAGACGTGGCGCTAAAGAAGCCCTGTCAGCTATAGGCTTGCATGATACTAATGCAGCCAAAGACATCAACGAAATGCGAGACCTATTAGATGTGTGGCGTGATACACGTAAAGGTATCTGGAATACATTTGTAAAGGTAACAACAATCGCAATTATAACATTCATAGCTGGTGCAGTATGGATGCAGTTAGGGAATAAGTAATTATGGCTAAGAAGTTTGCAGGGTTCACACCAGAACAGATGGGTAAGATTATACCTGAAATGCAGGGTATGCAGGCTGATGAACAAGCTGCTTACTTAGCGTCACAGCCTGGTGCTGCTGCTCGTGTCGGTAAGATGGCAGAGGTAGCGCAGAATCGTATTGGTATGGCTTATGGTGGCATGGCTACTAAGAAAGGCTATGCAGAGGGTGGCGCTGTTAATCCTCTTGACGCAACGAGAGAAGGGGTGTCCACAGCAAACACTGCCCTGCAGGATGCCATTAATGCACAACAAGCAGACCCTGAAAATGAAGAGTTAGTAAAAGCTGTTACAGATGCACAAACAAATGTAAACAATGCCAAACAAAAATATTCTCTTGCTTATTCTGATTATAAAACTACACAAGTCCCTACAAGCGCAGAGTTAAATGTAAAAGCTGCAACAGATCCAGGGTCGATGACCAAGACAGCTGATGTAGCTACTATATCAGAAGAGGATAAGACTGCAGGAGAGATCGCTGCAGGTACAGGAGACGTAGCTGCTACTACAGATATGGCAGTAGATACTGCAGAAACTGCAGCAGATGTTACGACACCCACTAAGACAGATGCAGTTACCTATGAGCCTCTTTCTGTAGAATCTACAACAAAAGATGTACTGGATCGTTTAGAGGCTGCTACAGGTAAACCTAGCGCAGAAGCTTTAGTTGATGCACAATCTATGTCACCAGATAAGCTTGCTCAGCTTGGTATTTCCGCTGCACAGCTATCAGAAGCACGTAGGGTGCAGCCTGTAGATGCTCGTACTCTGCAGGAAGGGGAGCTTATTGAAGGCTCTACTGTTGACATGGAGCGTGTCAAGAAAGAGACTAACTTCGCCGCTGCTACAGGTGCTCCTTCTACAGATGCTACAGTACAGGGTCAGCTTACGGGCTTGATGGAGCAGTTTGAGGGTAGTGAACCTCCTGCATGGGCTGCTGGTGCTATGAGGGCTGCAGCTGCACAGATGGCTGCACGTGGGTTGTCTGCTTCTTCTATGGCTGGTCAGGCTGCTATTCAAGCCGCCATGGAATCAGCAATGCCTATCGCTGTACAGGATGCGCAGACTTCTGCTACATTTGAGTTAACTAACCTAAGCAATAAACAACAATCTGCTATGTTTGCTGCTGAGAAACGTGCTGAGTTTTTAGGGCTAGAGTTTAACCAAAACTTCCAGGCTCGTGTAGCTAACGCTTCTAAGATCTCAGAGATTGCTAACATGAACTTCACTGCTGAACAGCAGGTTGCTCTTGAGAATGCTCGTATGGCACAGTCTGTAGACTTAGCTAACCTTAGTGCTGCTAATGCTAAAGTAATGGCTGATGCAGCTGCCATGACACAGTTAGATCTTACTAACCTAAACAACCGTCAGCAGGCGCAGGTACAAAACGCTAAGTCTTTCTTGGATATGGACATGGTTAACTTGTCTAATGAGCAACAGGCTACCATGTTTAAATCACAGAGTTTGGTTAATGCCTTGCTATCAGACCAAGCTGCTGAGAATGCTGCTAAGCAATTTAATGCTTCTAGTGAGAACCAGACTAATCAGTTCTTTACTAATCTAGCATCTCAGGTGTCTATGTTTAATAATGAGCAAAAGAATGCCATGAACCAGTTTAACTCTGGTCAAACAAATGCAGTAAATCAGTTTAATGTAAGTCAGAGAGCGGCACGAGATCAGTTTAATGCAAACAACCAGCTTATCGTAGCACAAGCTAATGCTGCATGGTCTCAGGCAATTACTACAGCAGAAACAGCAGCGCAGAACGAAGCAAACCGTGATGCAGCAATCGCTGAAAATCAGTACACAATGACTGCATACAACAATGTAATCCAAGAAGAGCGGGATATGATTAGTTATGCTTTTAGTGCCGCTGAGAGTACTGCAGATCGTCAGGTTAGGTTACAGGTTGCAGCTATTCAAGCTGAAACAGCTGCATCGCAAATTCAAGCTCAGATTGATACAGCAGCAGGTGCAGGTTCAGGTAAGCTACTTGCTGCGTTTGCAGACAAAGCTCTGGACTGGGCATTTGGTTAAAATAGCGTTAACAGTAGGTATAATTACAATGGGTCTTTTATCACAATCACAGACAGATAACATCGTTACCATGATGTCTCGCATTAAGGAACGTGCTCTTTCTGCACAAAAACCCTCTACAGGTGATGATAGTACTAGTAAGCGTAAGGGTTTATTTGATAAGCCAACAGCAGCTGCTCCTACAACAGATGACTTTGTAGCTAATACTATTAGAAGCCTTCGCCAGAAAGCTGACATTGCTATAGAAGAACAGCCAGAGATATATCTATCAAAGTATGATGTATCTGCTTTAACTCCAGAGGAGCCTGTGCGTCCTAGAGCTAGACCTGAAGAGCTTACAATCCCAGAGACTACACAAACAAATAGCGACATTGAGGAAGCAATAGTAGAGGCTACAGGTTCTGAGGGTCTTATGTCTAAAAGTTCCAATATGATGACTAGACCAGAGAACCTAGATATACCAAAGTATAAGGTGTACAAAAGCCCTAAAGAGATGTCTAAGCTAGAGATCTTAGCTCGTACCATTGAAGCAGAAGCAGCACAAGAGGGTTATGAAGGTATGATTGCGGTAGGTTCTGTAATAGCTAACCGTGCTGCAGCTGGTAAATATGGTGATGATATAGAGGGTGTAATTCTAAAGAAAGGCCAGTTCTCTCCGTGGAACTCGTGGACAGGGCACGCTAAAGGCGAACAAGGTAAAAATATGCTGGCTCTTAAGCCTAGCGCAAAAGCCTATAAAGCTGCAAGTGATATTCTTACTGGAGATTATACAGACCCTACAGACGGCGCTACTCATTATGTAAACACAGCTGTTAATCAACCTGATTGGCTACCTGATATGAAGTCTCGTAAACGTGGTACCCTTCAGATAGGAAATCACCTGTTCGGTAATGCAGATGATGACAATAGATATGATGGTAAGAACTGGATTAAGCCAAAACCAAAGGCACGTACCTAATGTTTGGTTTACCTCTAGAGCTTATCACTATGCTATTCTCCACTGTACTGGGTGGGGTTATGTCTATGATAGGGCAGAACGCTAAGAACAAAGCCAAGCAACAAGAGATGATGATTGGTGGTATGCAGCAGGCCAGAGAGCACGGCAAGACAGATAAGCATTTTGCATGGACACGCAGGCTTATTGCTCTATCTGCAATCTTCTCAATTATAGTCTTGCCAAAAGCAGTGGCTGTGTGGTATCCTGAGGTAAGCGTTATTGTAGGCTACACAGAAGTAGAGGGCGGCCTGTTTAACTGGATCTTTGGCGGAGATGGCACAGTAAAGTGGCAGGCAGCTAGAGGCTTCGTAATCACCCCGCTAGACACACACATCGTTTCAGCTATCGTAGGTCTCTACTTTGGCGCAGGTTTCACTAAGTAAGGTATTATCATGGCAAAGCCAACACTATTTGAGGGACCAATCCCCGGTCAGTCTTTAACTACGGAACCTAAGAATGTACCTTGGGAGCAACCGCCTAAGTATGCAGATCCTATGGATGCTCTTGAGATGTACATGGAACGTCTTGCTGATCCTGAATCTCAGGATGAGTTAATTGACATGCTGGATATAGGAATCCCCATTAGTATTGTCGTGGATACAATGCTTTCCGGTGGTGTTATGGATGGTCTGCATTCAGTAGACACTAAGCTACTACTAAAAGGTGTAATTGCTACACAGATCCAAACCATTGCAGAGGTTGTTGGCGTTGATTACAAACTCACTATGGCAGACTATGTTAACATGGATGCTAAGAAAGAAGAGCGTATGCGTCAGAAGCTGGCAACTAAGCTAGAACTGGAGATCGCCAAAGGTGAAGCAGATGATCCTGGCGTACAAATGCAGCAAGACGTATTAGAGTCTATGCAATCTGACGAACCTATGGAAGAAGAGCCTGTAGAAATGGCGGAAGAAACTATGGAAGAGACGCCTGCCGCACCTGCAGGTCTTATGGCGAAGGAAGTTTAATTATGGCAAGTGCATTTCAGGCAGGTATGATTGGCGGCTTTGCCGATACGTTTGTACAAAAGATCCAAGACCGTACAGATAAAGCAGAAAAATACGAAGATATGATGATTGCTTCTGCCAAGGCTAATGCGCCTAAGTACGCAGAAACTACAGCTGCGTATAAAGCTACCGTGTCTCAGGCTCGACAACTAAAAGATTCTTTTGGTTTTACCGACTCTGAGATTGTAGCTATGGCTAGTAAGTACGATCTAAACGCAATTCACAAAACCCTCATGGAGCAGAAGATGGCTGCAGAGGCTAATGCAAGTGAATTAGGCTTTGATAAAAGTACTATACTTGGCTCTCTCAATATGGCATCTAGTGTAACTATGCCCAAAGGTATGACACTTGAGTCTGGCTTGAGAAACATCCTCTTTAATACAACTCAGAACCTTAACGCCAGCAATAACCCTAAGTCTGAAGTTAACAAGCGTGGTGCTTTTGGTAAAGCTATGGCTGACTTCTTAGCGTTAAACCCACGAGCCTCTGCAGAAGAGCAGCTTAAGAGTATGCAGTATGCAGGCTTTAGCATGGATGAGTTACGTAACTTTAATGCTTCAGCAGGACGTGGTGATATATTCCCTGAGGTTACAGCTGGACCCCTAGCATTACCTGACCAAGACTATAAGTCATCTGATTTTGGTAGTACACAAAATAAAACTCGTCAAACATTTGCTAGAAACTTTAAGGTATTAAATGCTGACGGAACAGATATTGACGCTTCGCTAGCTAAAAACTTACAAACCCCTAATGGCGTAATAGATGTATTCAAAGACATTGAGACTGCTTCAGAGTATATGGCTTTTCTTGAGAGCAATATAGCCTTTAAGGGTTACGGGGCTGGCTTTGGTAACGAATTAAAACGTACAGGCGCTCTGTCTAGGTTAATTCGTTCTATTGACACTCCAGAGGAGCTAAAGGCTTTTGTAGCGGCGGAAAGAGATGGACGCTTTACAAAGCTTATTATTGAAACTGATGGTACGTTTACTGATACACAACTTGAAGCCGTACTAAATGGTGAGCCTATTCCAGGAGTAGAACCTGAAGAAGAGACATCTGTAGATGCAGCTGGTACTGACCCTTTAACTGAAACCTCTACTGCCGCTGCAGCTGATGCTAAACCCGCTCCTCTGAGCACAGATGATGCTATTAATGCTAAGGTAGCAGAGCTTGTAGCATCTAGCGCAGATACAGATGAGGATCTCAGCATTAGTGATACTAGCGTTACTACAGAAGAACCAACTTCCGATAGTGATGACGCTATAATTGCTGAAGCCTTAGCCCGTTCTGATGCCATAGATGATAAACTAGAAGCGCAGAGAAGTGCAGAAGAGGCTACACTTAAGAGAATCCAAGACAATGATCGCCAGTTCATAGCAGATGAAAAGAACTCCCCACAAGCGGGACGTACAATAACACCGCCTTCAGAGCCAGAGGAAGCACCTCTCATTGATATGAAATTAGTAAATACAGGTGATGATCTAAGGGCTGCTATTGAAGCTCGTACAGGGGTAATGCCTACTGACTATATAGCAGAAGCAGGGCCTGCTGTTAGAAGAATGAATGAAGCTCTAAAAGAGTTTGAAAAAAGCGTTAATGTAAAAGTAGATAATGCTATTGAAACTGTAACCCCCTCTAACATAGGAGAGGCTATACATAATCTTATAGTACGGATGTTTGACACCGTTGTAGGAGATGAGACACTAGAAGAGCGTATCATGAAGAATGAAGGCCAGCAACACCGTGCTGCTGCATTTGCTAAACTACAAGAGCAATTAGGTGAACTGACACTCTTCCCGAAACGTGTATCTGTAGATATGAAAGACATTGATCCTTATCCAACTATGGATGCAATGGCCTCTGAGCGCTTACATTCTTTACAAGATGACATCAACGAATCTATTCTTTCTACAACTAAGAAGTTCTTATCTAGTATAGGTATAGGCTCTAAAAAGGAAGAAGATTCTTCAAAGCCTAAGCCGCTAATGGCTAAGCCTAAAAGAGCTGAGAAGCCTAAAGAGATGACTTCAAGTGACAGGGCTCGTCTTAAGAGAGCGCAGAAAGCTCGTGAATTAGGCAAAGACACTGGACTGCTGGAAACACTAGTTGAGAAATATGGCATAGCGCTAGTGCAAAAAGAAATGGGTTTGTGATATAGTACAGGAACACACCAATAACCTATCTATAAAACGCTAATCGGAGCAACCATGGACTATTATACAGCAGAAAACATGAAGGATAAAAAGGTATCCGATCTGAAAAACGATCCTGCCTTCCTTACAGATGCTTTAACTTTTTTAAAGAGTAAACGCAAGGGTTTTACAGACGAAGACATTCAAGATCTTTCAGCTGATGATGTCGTAGACGAAGTACTAGAACATTTTCGTATGAGTACAGCCAACGAAATTACTATGGCTAAAGATTACTACTACGTTAATGATGATAAAGTAGATGAAAAAGAGCGTCAGGCTTATGGGCGCTTGCTATTTACATTTGATAACTCAAAAGGAGAGGGTATGCTTGACCGTGGTGGTGAAGCTATCTTTGACTATACTAAAGGTTTTCTTAGTGCCCCCTCTACGTATGCTTCTGTTGCTGCAGGCGCTTTTACAGGTGGTGCTGGCGGGGCTGCTGTACAGGCGACTAAGCAAGGCGCTCTTATAGCCACACGTAAAGTGGCTAATAGACTAATAGGACGTGCTGCTTTTGCAGGTGCAGTGGATGGTAGTATTGCTGCAGGGTCTCAGCTTGGCCTAGAGCGTATTAAACAAACTGCAGGTAAAGAGATTGACGAAGAGTACGATGTAAACATGGGTAACGTTGCCTTAGCAGGGGCTATTGGTGGAGCAGCTGGGGGTCTTGGTTATGCCATTCCTGCATTCAACCGTAATAGAGTATCTGGTAGGCTCGTAGAAACTTTAGAGGAAGGCAGACAGGCTAATGTAGCTGCACTGCAAGAGGCTAAGGCGGCTACGGAAGAGACCATCAAGAAGGCTCTGTCTACGGATGAAGGCAAGAAGCGTATGACCTTTACTACTGATAGGCTGCTTAAGGCTATTGATCCTGCACTTGTAAAAGAGGGTATGGAAGCCAAGCACGACATCCTTAGTGATACACTTCCTGATGGTCTAATCGGTGGATTGGATCGTGATACTATACGAAGACTTACAGCCGCTTCTTTTGATCTTACTAAGAGTCTAGGCATTAAACCAGAGTCAGGTCAGCGTATAACAGAAGTACTTGCTAAGACTATAGGTGAAGACGGTAGTAGCGATGCTTTTGAAGAAGTAGCTAAAAAGTATAACTTAAGTAACAGACAGCTATCCGCTGTATATGCTGCAGAGGTATCAGAAGCGGCTAAGATCTTGGCTGACCAATCTAAGCTTGTTCGTAAAGGCGGTGCTAAGCTTGTAGGTGCTGTCGATGGTAAGAAGTTTGCGGATGACATAGAGCGTTTGTATAATGCAGGTATGTCTAGTGTTGATCCTTCTGAAGCTAAACGTGCACTAGACTCTGGTGCTGAAGCGGGACATGGCATTGCAGGTAAGGCTTGGCGTGGCTTTAAAGAGATTGAATCTGCTAGACGTGCTTTGATGACTTCTCAGGTTGCTACAACTATGCGAAACAATATCTTTGGTGCAGCTATGACAGGCATTGATATGCTAGATCAAGTGAACACAGGTATCGGTCAGATGTTAAGAGGGCGTTTTTCTCAGGGTATCTCTACTATGAAAGGTACCTTTGACACCTTTAAATATCTTACGAAAGACAACGTTGTAGCAGAAGCACTCATTAAGACATTACAACAAGACGCACCTGAAACATTGTCTCGTGTATTTCAAGATGCTGCCATGGCTGAGAGCGCTCTTGTGTCAAACTCATGGCTTGCTAGAACAGGTAAAGCTTTTAACACGCTTAACACTATCTCTGACCACACATTTAAGAAAGCTGTTATTGCAGGTAACTTAGATAGGCAATTTAAAGCTAAAGGCAGCAGTCTTATGGAGGAGATGAAAGCTGGGCGCTTAAGTAACATATCAAATGAAATGCTCAATGATGCTTTAGATGAGAGCTTGGCTTTCACCTTTCAACGTAAATTTGGTGGTAAAGGTTCTTCTGCAGAGAGCAAGGCAACTAAGCAGCTTGTAGATCTCATTAACAAGTCAGGCCTCACCGTACTGATACCCTTCCCTCGTTATATGGCATCACAGGCTAAGTTTATTAGTGACTATACAGGTCTTACTCTTATTAGGCGCTTGGCGACAGGCCGATCTATAGCAGATGAAGAGTTTGGCAAGGCTATGACTGGGGCTGCAGCATTTGGTGCTTTATATCAAGTACAGAAAGATAACATTGCTAATAATCTTGAGTGGTTCCATGCACAGACGGATGATGGTCAAACCTATAATGCTCAGGCCGCTCTTGGCCCTGGTGCATTCCATGCGTATACAGCTAACCTAGCTGCACGTGTCATGGCGGGACAAGAAGTTAAAAGTAATGCAGAGATCAAAAGAGACATTGCTAAGATTGCGATTGGTACAGAGTTCCGTCCATCAGGGACAGCAGTAGACAAGGCTATACGTGCAGTTGAATCTGGTGATACTAAACCTCTGTGGGACTTAGTAGGTAATTATTTTAGTGCCTTTACTTATCCAGCGGCTGTAGTTAAGGACTTCTACGGACAATTTGACCCTCGTTCTTCTTACTTTCCTGAAACACGAGATGCTACTGTGAGTATGCTTAACTTAGGTTTGTTTGAGATGCCTATGTCTTCTTTTCAGAGAGTAACTAGACAGCTTCCAGACTTTAATGCACGAACCATTGCCAACACTCTTAAAGAGATGTCTGGTATTGATATTGACCCTAAGAAAGCGGAAGGCTTACTTAAGTTCTTTAACACCTCCACAAAGGCTGTCTTTCAGACACAGTTTAAGGGTAATGAAGACGAGGGCTATGACGCTGTTCGTATGGACATCTTTGGTGAAGGCCCATTACGTATAACTAACCCTGCAATTAAACAGATCATTGGTCTTGTGGGTGAGCCTCGTATGAACCCTTTAAAGCAAGAGTTTGTACGTTTGCAGATTGATCCTTTTACCGTGTACAACCCTTATCGTGAGAAGAACCCTGTGGTTGCTGTGTTGACAGAGCAGTTACTACAAGGACACTTGTATGACAACATGATGAAGGTGATGGAATCTCCTATGTATAAAAATGCTACACCTGCACAGCAGAAACAGCTTCTGGTTGGTGGCAACGCAACGACAGATTCTTTAGAAGGGTTCAGTGGCATTAAGGATTATATTGCTGAAGAACGTAAGTATGCTAAAGAGTTGCTACAACAAATGGCAACAGATGAGAAGTACACAGGGGATTATTTTAACTGGACAAGAGGCAGACTAAAGGCCCTGTCTAGTAATGATCGAAAAGCAAGAGATGTTATGTTTGCAGTCTTTGCAGAAGGTACTCGCTGGGAAGGTAAAACCCTAGAGGAGCATATTGAGGAAACAAATTCTATACCTGATGAAGAGATGAACCGTGATGAAAAGGATATTAGAATTACTGGTTTAATAAATTACTATCTTAAACTGTAACGAGAGAGGGGAGCCACTAAGCTCCCCTTTTCTTTATTGTACTCCGTGTTTCTTAACACAGTGTCTTGCCCATAGTACCGTAGCTATAAGATGCTCTAGTGCTTTGTTCCTCTCGTCACTCTGCCATAGATTACTCTTGATATGCTTCTCTAATGCTTCAGCATGTTGAGCTAACTCATCATAGAACTTGATACGTGTACCTTCTACGTGTGCTTTCGCTTCTTGTTCTAACTTCACAGACCTTCCTTCATAAATACTTTGACCCACTCAGCGCAGATACCACTACGCACAA